ATAGTAAAACAAAATATATTTAATACTGCACTAAATCAAGTAACTGGAAGTAAAGTAATTGGAATAGAAAGAGCTATTAATAGAGAAATACAAAATAATACAGTTGAACAAAATAAATTTAATATGGCTTTAAGTCAAGGTGTTAATAAAGCAGATTCATTATATGGAAAAATAAAAAGTTTTATAGGTCTTTATGCAGGAATACAATCATTAAAAATAGGTTTAGATACATCTGATAATCTTTCACAAACTATGGCTAGATTAAATTTAATGAATGATGGAAAACAAACAACAGACCAATTACAACAAGCTATATTTCAATCTGCTCAAAATTCAAGAGCAAGTTTCTTAGATACAGCAAGTGTAGTTTCTAAATTAGGTATATTAGCACCACAAGCATTTAATAGCAATATGGAGACTGTAAAATTCTCTGAATTAATGGCTAAATCTTTTAAAGTTGGAGGGGCAACAACTTCCGAGCAAACATCAGGAATGCATCAATTAACTCAAGCTATGGCTTCTGGAAGATTACAAGGAGATGAATTTAATAGTATTATGGAAAATGCTCCTTTATTGGCACAAGCTATTAGTAAATATACTGGAAAGTCTATGGGAGATTTAAAAGATATGAGTAAAGATGGATTAATTACATCTGATGTAATAAAGAATGCTGTATTTGCAATGTCAGATGAAATTAATACTAAATTTAATTCAATTCCAATAACATTTGGTGATGTAGTTAATAAAATTAAAAGTAATGCTGTTAATTCTTTTATGGGAATTAGTTCGACTATGAGTAATATTTTTAATAGTCAAAGATTTCAAGGGTTTATTGATGGAGTATCATCAGTAATAGATAAAGCCTTTACAATGATAAATTGGCTTATAAAGGGTATATTTATTGTTGGAACTGTCCTCTATGAAATATGGGGACCTATTCAACCAATTTTAGTTACAGTTTTAACCTTATTGACGGCATATAAAGTTGCTATGGGATTTATTGCAGTAAAAACAGCTATTGCTTCTGGGATAACAGCTATTTACAATGCAGCTCTATTGGCTAAACAAGTTATGCTCGGTGCAGTTGATGTAGCATTAGCTAAAACTACTGCTGCCCAATGGGGATTAAATATCGCTGTTCTGGCTTGTCCAATTACTTGGATATTAACAGGAATTGCTTTGGTTATAGCTGCTATATATTCTATAACAGCAGTAATTAATGCTATAACAGGAAAAACTTACTCTGCAACTGGATTTATAGCTGGTTGTTTTTTTGTAATGGGAGCACATATATACAATATTTTTGCTGGATTAATTAATGCCTCTCTTTATTTATTTGCAAGTATAGCTAATGTTGGAATTAGTATAGCTGAATTTTTTGCAAATGTATTTAAGCATCCAATTAAAGCTGTAGCACATTTATTTTTAGGCTTTATTAATTTCTTAATAGATAAAGTTAAATGGTTAGGTTCTATAATAGATACTATTTGTGGTACAGATACAGTAAGCAAATTAGAAAGTGTTCAAACTTCTATTGGAGATTGGGTAAATGAAAAAGTTGGTGGAAATGACATTACCCTTTCAAGAGTAGATGTCCAAAAGTATCTACTTGAAAGAAAAGATTATGGACAAGCATTTAATAATGGATATAACTTATTTGATGGACAAGTAGGGCAAGCTGTTGATAAAACATTTCAAGACAATACTAATAGTTTATCTATGGCTGAATCTAATAATCTTTTAAAGAATATAGATAAAAACACTAAAAAAACTGGTGATATGTTAGATTTATCACATGATGAAATTAGTTATTTAAGGGATTTAGCTGAAAGAGAAGCTATTAATAGATTTACAACAGCAGAAGTTAAAGTTGATGTTGGTGGAATAACTCAGCATGTTTCTAGTGCTCTTGACTTAGATGATATTGTAGATTATATGACTAATAGAATGGAAGAAAGTATAGCAATAGCAGCGGAGGGAAGTTATGAATAATTTTATGATAGATAAAGGATATATTTTTTATTTAGATGGAATATTAGTTCCTATCACTCCTTCTTCCATTACAACTAAAATTAATAATAAGAATAAGGTTGTGACACTTATTAATGATGGAGACTTTAACATTCTAAAAGAAGAAGGTTTAAAAGAATTCACATTTGATATGTGTTTACCTGCATATAAGTACCCTTTTGCAAGAGGGGTACTTTTACCTATCAATTATTATCTAAATATGCTAAGTTTCTTGAAAAATGCAAAGAAACCTTTTAGATTTATAGTTATTAGAGAGGGAGCAATTGGAAGCTCAGGATACAATACAACTATGTTAGTATCTCTTGAAAATTATGAAATAAAAGAAGATGCAGGAAATGGTAGAGATGTTGTTGTATCAGTAACTTTAAAAGAATACAAAAATGTTAAAAGTACTCTTTTTAAATATGTAAATTTAGGAGCGAAAGGAGTTGGAGGAGCTTTATCTCTAACTACTTTCATATCTACAAAAACTAGAGATAGTTCATCAAAAAAAACTCAAAGAACCTATAAGGTTAAAGAAGGAGATACGCTTTATATTATTGCAAAAAAAGAATTAGGTGATGCGAATAAATGTAATTTTTTAAAAGAATTGAATAAATTAAATTCTATACATGGTATAAAAGTTGGGCAGGTGATAAGACTTGAATAGAGATTTAGATTTAATAATAAAAACTCAAAAAGGTCCAGTTGCACCTGCTATTCTTGATGGTGCTTGTTGGGATACTGAAAGAAAAGGAACCCCTGGGAAATTTACTTTTAAATGTATTTTTGATGAATTAAATCAATTTGAAGAAGGAGATTTAGTAACAGTAAAATATAAGAATGAAGAAGTTTTTTATGGGTTTGTATTTACTATTTCAAGAGATAGAGACAAAATTTTATCAGTAACTGCTTATGACCAGTTGAGATATTTAAAAAATAAAGATATCTATCACTATGAGAATAAAAAGGCATCTGAAGTCTTGAAAATGATAGCTGATGACTTTAAATTAAATTGTGGTGAAATAGAAGATACAAAATATGTTATTCGTGAAAGATTGGAAGATAATGTTGCTTTATTTGATGTTATTTTAACTGCTCTAAATATAACTTTACAAAATACAAAAAGATTATATGTTATTTATGATGATTTTGGAAAAATAACATTAAAAGATGTTGAAAGTCTAAAATTGAATGAAGGTATATTTATAGATGAAACTATATCAGAAAATTTTTCTTATAGTTCAAGTATAGACAAAACCTATAACAAAATAAAACTAAGTAGGGAAAACAGAGAAAAAGGAGTAAGAGATATATACTTTTCTCCAAACACAGAAGCAGAAATAAAAAATCATACCTATGAGAAATGGGGAATTTTACAATACTATGATAGAGTAGATGAAAAGGAAAATCCACAGGTAAAAGCTGATTCACTCTTAAAACTTTATAATAGAAAATTTAAAAGTTTATCTATTAAAAATGTCTTTGGTAATGTGAAAGTGAGAGCTGGAGTAAGTATAGTTGTAAAATTAGACTTAGGAGGCATTAAGGTTAGTAATTATATGCTTGTTGAAAGTGTAAAGCATACTTTTAATAAAGATGAGCATTTTATGGATTTAAAATTGAGAGGAGCTGATATTGAATGATAGAAGCAATAAAAAAAATAGTTTCTAATATGTTAGAAAATTCAAAACTGTCTAAACTAGAATTCGGTACAGTTGAAAGTGTTGACCCTCTTAAGATAAGAATAGACCAGAAAAAAGTTATAAATGCTAGTCAATTAATGCTATCCCATTTGGTTAGAGATTATTATGTAGATATTACAGTTCAACATAGCACTGATAGTATTTATGGAGCTTGGGATACATCACATAATCATCCTGGAGCAGGGACAAATGTTATTCCAATAGACCATGAACATGAGTATAAAGGTCGTAAAAAAATCATGATGCACTATTCACTAAGAAAGGGAGAAAAGGTTGTATTAATAAGGCAAGATGGAGGACAACTCTATTATATTTTAGATAGAATAGATGATCCTATTGTTGAAGGAGAGTGGATATAATGCTACCAGTTAGAAATGATAGAGTTGAAATAAAATCAGAAGTGGAAGCTATTCCAACTAAAACTTATAAAATGGCCATATTTGGAAATAAAATTACAGGTAAAACAGATGGACAAGAAGCTATGAAACAGGCTATTTATAAAATCTTAAATACTGAGAGATATCAATATCCAATTTATAGTTGGAACTATGGGATTGAATTAAAGGACTTGTTTGGAAAATCTAAAAGTTATTGTAAAGTTGAATTAGTATCAAGAGTATCAGAGGCTTTATTGCAAGATGAAAGAATTATTGCAGTAGAGTCTTTTTTATTTGATGATACAAAAAAAAGAGAAAGTTTAGCAATGATTTTTACAGCTAAAACAATTTATGGTGATGTTGAAATAGCTAAGGAGGTGAAAGTAGCATAATGTTCGAGGATAAGACTTATGAAAATTTATTGAATGATAAATTAAGCAGAGTTCGTAAAGATATTGATACTCGTGAAGGGTCAGTAGTATTTGATGCTACAGCTGGAAACTCTTTAGAAGAAGCTCAAATGTATTTAACAATTGCTGAATATTATCAACAAACTTTTGGAGATACAGCAAGTAGAGAGTTTTTAATAAGAAGAGCAGCAGAAAGAGGAATAAAACCCAAATCTGCAAGTGTTGGAGTATACAAAGGTATTTTTAATATGGATATTCCTATTGGAAGTAGATTTTCTTTAGATATCCACAATTATATCGTTATAAAAAAATTACCTACTGGAACATTTGAATATATGTTGGAGTGTGAAACTTATGGAGAAGAACCTAATGGTTCTGTAGGAGATTTAGTCCCAATAGACTATGTTCCTGGATTAACATCAGCAAAAATAACAGAAATGCTTATTCCTGGTGAAGATGAAGAAGAAACTGAAAGTATAAGGCAAAGATATTTAGATAGTTTTAATCTACAGGCTTATGGTGGAAATATAAAAGACTATGAAGAAAAAACTATGGCACAAGCTGGGGTAGGAGTAGTTAAAGTAACTCCTGTTTGGAAAGGTGGAGGAACAGTAAGAGTTACTATTTTAGATAGTGAATTTAATATAGCTTCTACATCTTTAATTTCTAAAATCCAAGAAGTGTTGGACCCAACTAAAGACCAAACAGGGAAAGGATTAGCTCCAATAGGGCATATAGTTACAATTGATACTCCAGCACAAGAAAAAATTTATATTGCTACGAAATTAACTTTAAAAGATTTATCTGTTACTAATATAAAAACTGATATTGATAAAGCTTTAAAAGCATATCTTTTAGAGTTAAGAAAACAATTCAAAGAATCAGAAAAGATAGTTGTAAGAACATCAATAATAGAATCTAGGATTTTAGCGTTGAATCCTAATATTATTGATATTCAAGAAACTAAAATAAATGGGTATACTCAAAACTTTACACTAGACTCTTTTAAAGTTCCAGTGTGGGGAGATGGAAATTATGTCCAACTTTAAAGATGTTAATTTATATGATAATTTACCTGATTTTATGCAGCAATATAAAGAAATACAAGCTATTTTTAATATTGAAAATGCAGATTTAACAAAACTTTGGAATGAAATTAGAAGAAGTTTTAATAATGGTTTTATATTTTCTACAGATGTTTTAGGAATATCTAAATTTGAAAAAATGATGAATATTTATCCTAAGGCAACTGATAATTTAAAAGATAGACAATTGAGAGTTTATATAAAATGGAATGCTACTCTTCCATACACTTGGAGATGGTTAGAAGAATTTTTAATTACTTATTATCAAAATGTTGAGACAAAAGCTATTCCAATTTTATTTAATGATAAATATGAATTAGATATCAGGTTAGAAAAGCAAAAGGAATTTAATGATTTTGATTACAGTATATACAAAGAATTAAGACCTATGATTCCAGCTAACTTAGGATTAAGAGTAGTTAATGTAATCCCTACAAAATCTGAGAAAATTAATATAATGAGCATGGTAATTTATAAAGCTAAAAAAGTTTTAAAAGAAAATAGTAGACTAACTAATCTAGTTGGAGAAAAAGTATTTAATAATATTTTAGTTTATAGATTAAAAAAGGAGGTTTAAATGGCTTTTAGAGGACTTACAAAAAAAGGTGCTGACTATTTAGCAACTAGGCTTGCAAATGAATTAGCTGTAGAATTTTTAAAAGTAGAAATAGGAGATGGTGCTGTAGTAAGTGGACAAAATCCAAAGAATCAAACATCTCTTATTTCATATAAAAAAGATGTAAGAATATTAAAAAAAGAACAAGAAAATAATGCTATTAATTTAACAATTCAGATAACTAATGATGATATAACACAAGGTTTTTATCTGAAAGAGATAGGAATTTATGTAAATGACAGTACTTCTAATGGTTGCTTGTATTGGTATTGTAATGAAGATAATGCTCAATATATTCCAGCTAAAACTGATAGTGTGATAGCTTTTGAAATAGATATTAGAATGGAAGTAACAAATTCAGATACTACTATCATTAATTGGAGTGGAAAAAACACTTGGGTTAATAAGGATTACCTTGAGGAAAATTATACCCAAAATGGTGGCTATAAAGGAACAACACAAGAAGTAGATGATAGAGTAGTATCTGCTCTTGGAAAAGAAGATGGAAAATTCCCTTTGAATGAGGCAATACAAGGAAATGTTTACTATTTCCCAGCAAACAAGAAATTTTATATATGTAAAGAAACTCAAAATAGAAGGATCAGTGTCCCTGATGTAAAATTTGAGGAGCTTTCTATATGGGAAAATAGAAAGAGATTGGAAAATCTAATCAGTTCCAAGATAGAAGATAGTAATGCTATTCTTAAAATTGGAAATGTAGTT